CTAGTACAGCGCAAGCTGACCTGTATGAGCAAATGAGAGCCGTACAACGCCCTGAGGAAGAACGTCAGCGTTTAGCTTTAGAAGAGCGTATGTTGTCTCAAGGACGTATGGGTTTACAGTCAGCGGCATACGGTGGTTCTTCTCCAGAGTTGTTAGCACAAGAGACTGCTAGACAAGAAGCTATGGCTAGAGCAAACTTAGGTGCTAGGACACAATCTATGGCAGAACAAGCGCAAGCACTGACAGCGGCTACTGGTTTAATGGGTGCAGGATATATGCCACAGTCACAAGCCTTAAGTGCGTTAGGTGCAGGTACAAACGTAGCAGGACTAGCTGACATTGGTAGACGCACTGGCGCACAGCTGTTTGGTCAGTTAGGTCAGTCAGGTGTTGAAGCGTTGATAGGTGGTGAAGACTTAGCTAACCGTTTACAGTTACAACAAATGCAGTCATTATCTGATTCTTTATTTGGTAGACAGCCTACACTGCAAGAGCAAATCTTAGGTCAGCTTTATGATGTAGACACCAGTGGTGGTAGTTCTTTATTAGGCGGTCTGGGCGGTTTACTTGGTGGTTTGTTTAATAAAGACGATAATGTTGCCCCTAGAGAAGAAGAAGGTATTAACAACATAGACGTAGTACTTAAAGAGTTAATGAGTTAATAGGAGACAACGATAATGGCTAACAGAGATATAGCAGGATTACTTACAGGCATTTCTAGTCAAGGCATTGACCCTTTGGCTACATTGACTCCTGAGCAACAAAGAATGCAAATGGGCGCACAAGCGGCACAACGTATGGGCGGTGGATTACGTGGTCTGATGGGTGGCGGACCAACGATACAGGAGCAGTTAGCTAAAGCGATAGGTGAAAAGCAGAGAGAAGATGAGGCTAAAAAAGAAGTAGAAGGTATTGGTCAGATTAACCCTCAATTTTATACACCTGAAAGTATTGAAGCGTTTAGGAAACACGCTCAAACAACAGGTCAAAAAGATTATAGTTTGCTTAAAGAAGTTGATAGAGTTGCTTCTACTTATAAAGCGGCAAAAACACAAGATAACGTAGATGCTATGAAGGCAAGAACAAAGGCTTTTCAAAGTTCCTCGGGTTTAAAAGTCAAGACTACACAAATGAAAGAGTTGTTAGACTCTGGACTACAAACAGGAGCGTTGGCTAAACTAAGTAAGGGTGCTAAGAGTTTTGTTCAATCTTTATTTCCTGATACGGAAATTGAAGGTTTGGCAGAAGCTGAGGTATTTAACGCCATATCAAATCAATTAGCTTTGTTAATAAGAAACCCTGATTCTGGTATGGGTCTTCCGGGGGCTACGTCTAATAGAGACTTAAACTTCTTAATTGAGTCTGTCCCTAACTTAGGAACGTCTGTAGAGGGCAATAAGTTATTGCTTGAAGTATATGACAAGATGTACAATTTACAGGTAGATGTTATGGGGGAGCAAAGTAGAATAATAAAAGCCAATAATGGAGTCCCTCCCTTAGATTTACAAGAGCAATTAGCTTCTTTTGTTGCGACCAACTTTAAAGTAGATGATGAGTTCAAAGAAAAACTACAAGGAGACTACAGTCCGTACGATACTGACAACTTAGATAATATCCTAAAAGAGGACGGTTATTTAAACGACAACGATAGAGATGTTGTTAATAAAACAAGGGTAGGCGTTAATCCTAGAGGATTTTAATAATGGCTTTATCTACACAAGAAAGAAAAGACCAATTAGGTGTCTGGCTTAGTGCCAACTCTGCTTTAAAAGGCACTGATGAATATAATGAAAAAGCAGAGATGTTTTTAAGTACAAGAGAAAAACTCACTAGTGTGCATCGTAAAAACGAACTAGGTTCTTGGTTGGCTGATAATGCAGGCAAAAAAGGAACTGACGAATATAACAACAAAGGTCGTGAGTTTTTAAATATACGTAAAGATTTAGCTGAAGACCCTACAACCGGAAAAGAAACAACAGCAGGCGCGGCATACCGCAGGGGGATAGCACAAGGTGCTACGTTTGAATTTTATGATGAACTAAAAGCAGGAGCAAGAGCCGCGACTAGTTTTTTAGCTGACAACCCTAGCGGTCAAACCTTATCTGAACTGTACGATACCTTTAAGAAAGAAGAAGAAGAACTTATGGGAACATACAGAGAAGAACATGGTGGGTCTTACTTAGGAGGTCAGGTTTCTGGCGGTATAGCTACGCTTCCTCTTGGTGGTGTCTTTGGTCGCGCAGGTCAGTTTTTATTCGGAGTAGGCGGTAGAGGTGCTACTTTAGGTCAGACAGCCAAGAGAGCCGCTACTGCGGGCGGGTTACAAGCAGGTTTAGCGGGTGCAGGTATGGGAGATGATTTAGAGTCTCGATTAACTGGAGCGGCTACAGGAGCAACTGTTGGTGGTGTATTAGGAGGAACTTTGGCGGCAAGCGGATATAAACTAGCAGAAAAGATTGCTAACTCCTCAAGCGGCTTAGTAACCAGAGCAGGTCAGCTAGGCGCGACACCTAAGAGTACAATAGAGTTAACCGAAGATTTGACACCTCAGCTGACTAAACTTGCGGAGTCAGCTAAACTTGCTAGAGATGCGGCTTATTCTGGTTGGAGAGGGACTTTAGAGGGTGCTGTACAAAACTCAGGAATTAAAGTAGCGAGGTCTGTGATAGAAGACAACGCGCCTAAAGTGGTATCAACGAAAGAACTTAAAAAACTTGTAAAGGGTTTTGATGATGATGTTGTTGACAATAAGAAAAATCTAAAGGCTATTCTTAACGAAGACGATGTAGTTACTTTTGATACTTATAGGAACTTGTATACAACCGCTTGGGATTTACAGAAACAACTACCTAGAAACATAGCATCACCTTTTGCTAAAAGACTTAGCGCGTTAAAAGGAGAGGAATATAAACAGTTAGATAAGATGTTTCCTAAGAAAGGAATAGGCAAAACTAGAGAGGCTCTTGATAAAGCGGTAGCCTCCTCTGAGACTGGTCAACTACTAAACAAAGAAATAGTACAAAAGATTGCAAAAGGTGAGCCTTTAGACCCTACATTTGCTAAACAGTTTTTACCTAAAAATGCTGATAGTTATAATAAATTCACTGCTCTAACTACAAGAATAAACTCTTGGGCTAAGGAAGCTAAAGTATCTCCTAGAGAAGTAGATGATATTTTATCGCCTTTAAGAGCGAATGCTTTGAGTGATGCTGTAAATAACCCAAGCATTCTTAAATCTTTAGCCCGAAAAGAAACATCAGAAGATATGACTCTGTTTAGACACTACAAGGATTTATTGACACCAGAGCAGTTTCAGTTTGTAAATAAACTATCTGTAATGCCTATTGGACACTTGCAGAATAGAATACGCTCTCTTATGGATTACTACTCAGGCACGGCTTTGTTAGGTTTAGGTGGTGTAGGGGGTGCAACACTTGTGGCGGGAAATGCCGCAGGAATGGCTATATTAGGTTTGTATCTATTAAGTCCTGTTTTAGTAAACCCTGTTGCTAAAAACAAACAAGTATTGGCTTTGGCAAATAAGGTATTAACATCACCCAGTGAAACTGCACCAAAGGAACTGGCTAGGCTGACAAACAGTTTAGGTAAGGCGGCGCTTAAGGCAGGAATTATAACACCTTCTACAGCTATAAACAGTTTAAATAGGCTGAACGAAATGAATAAGCAGAGAAAACAAGAAGAGCAACAACAATAAACAAAAGGGGGCATTGCGCCCCCTTAGTTTTACCTATGCTATTTCACACGCTCCTCCGACACACGCTAGTTCCTGAGAGCCTGTAGTGTTGTCCTCCTTCTCAAAGTGTTCTAAGTCTTCCCATTTAATATCAACTGGCATAGCCGCTAGTAACTCCTCATACTTCTCAGCGGTTATGTCCTCATAAGGGGCTTGCTGATACACATGGTCACTAACTGGCAACAAACTAATACCACTGACCGAATCAAAGTTATCCCATATCCACTGTGCTATTTGCAGGAACTCACTATCTGTATAATAAACAGTGATACTTGGCTTATGTTCACACCAGTGGTCTTGGTACTTCTTCCAGACTCTTAGCTGTTCCATAGCACCCACCTGCTTTACTGTAGTACTGCTGTCGGGTGACTTGATAGGGAAGCCAAAGACTAACGAAGACTTACTCATTACGTCATCTTCCACAGGGAAACCTGCGGCTGTCATGTACTGAGCAAGCGGGTCTTTCTTGTCTGAACGTACTCTACGAATGTAATGTTTAGAAAAACGGGGATGTATGCCACTAGCAGAATCAACAAGCTGAGACACAGTACCGCTTGGCTTAACACAAGTAATAGCCGCAGACTGATTAATGCCAAGTTTGTCAGCCCATTCTTTATTAGTTTTAATTGCAACATCCTTCATCTCCTCTAACCACTTATCTAGGTCTGGTGAATCTTTACCCAGTAAATAGTGGTCACATATACCTGTTAAGCTGACACCTAATAGTGCTTCTTCTTCTGTATTCTTTTTCCATACGTTGCGTAGGTAGCGGAAGTCAGTCAAGGTAGCCTGTAGGGTTCCGATGATGGAAGCTACTTCAACTTTCTTTTTAAGACTAACAAGGTCATCGTCTGCTCGTATAACGACCTCAGATAGGTTACAGAACTGATTACTGCGTAGGATAATCTCAGAGCAAGGGTTAGTTCCAAAGTCCTGCTCAGGGTCTCTCCGTCCGTTCTTAGCGGCTATCTTCTGTGCCGCCACACGACTAAAGATACCACGTTCACCTGCCTTACTGTCATACATGGTGTGCATCTCAGTGAGGAATGACTCAAAGTCTGGCTTCTCTGTGTACGCTACGCTGTTGTTAGCTAGTCTACGTTGTCCTTCATCCATCCACCATTGACCAGACTTAGCCTTAGCCATACGTGGGTCTGATAGGTTTGACAGACTAATCAAGGCTGACCTACGTACACCGCCGACAACTACAATGTCTGCAATCTTACATACAACATCGTGACACTCAATGCTCGTTAGCTTACGTCCTGATGCTTTCTGGAATATACCTACACAGAAGTTAAACAAATCCTCAAGAGGCTCTGCGCCACTAGCACGACCACCGAATGTCTTAAGTCTAGCACCTGATGGACGTACTTTGTGCATATCCCACTTAGGTATCTTACCTGCATACAGCATAGCAATCAACTCACGGAATGCACTAGCCCATCCAATCTTACTGTCAGCTACTACAATGGTACTGTCAGTCTCATGAAATGACTCAGCGATGACAGGTAGCTTGGTAATGAAGTTACGTTCAACACTGAACCCTACACCAGTACCACACATAAGGACGTACATAAGTTCATCAAAGCTACGTGGTGAGTCAATGTGTAGATAACTACAGTTAAACCCTGCTACGTTGTCCTTGTCTAACGCTTCACCTGCTGTCATCATACAGCGCATACTGGGCATTACGTCTAGGTTATGGATAGCGTTGAATAGCTGTAAGGCTGTCCTCTCGTTTATCTGACCACGTTCCTTCCAGAAGTCTACGTATCGGTTGACTGTCTCATCCCATCGCTCTCGTCTGCCTTCCTCTGGTAGCCAACGTGCATAGCGGGACTTATGTATAAACTGTTGATACTGATTCATTTCTTAACTTCCTTTTCTTTGTCTTTAGGTTTCTGTTTGTCTTTACCGAATATAGCATCGTAATTATCTGCATACTTTTTGGAGTCAGTGGGTCGTTGTCCTGACCCCTTGCCTCCGTGTGTCTGTCCTTGCATTACTCTGCCTCCTCTATCAGCCTGTTCAAGTACCATTGTGCTTTCTTCAAGTCCTCTAGTCCCTTACCTTTGCGTTCATAACGCCATAGGTACTTCATGGTGTTGCCTTTGAGATAACCCTTGAATGCGTCTGGTGTCATAGACTCTTCTATAGCTTCAATACATTCAACCTTACCGTAGTTGTAGTGACTAGGACTGTTGACTACATCTTCATTCTTGGTCACAAAGTCTTCGTACTTCTTAACTAAAGCAGGGTGTTTGTCTCTTAGTCTGTCCCAGTCTGCGGGACTTGCCTCATCAATGCTCATAATCATCCTCCGTAAATAAGTCTCTGTTCCTAATTAATCTATCCTCAAAAGCCTCTAGCAAGTCCTCAACTGAGATGTCTAAAGCCTCAACTACTAACACCGCATCGTAGTCCCTTGCTACTGCTTCCTTGAGTTCCTCTAATGTATGTGACATTACTTCATCTTCCCTTCTACGTATTTGACAAGTTCCTGAGCGGTGCTGAGTGTGTAGTGCTTCATACCTTCCTTCTCACACCACTGACCCATAGTAATCTTACCGCCCTTCCGTACCTTCTTATGTTCGTTAGACAGTAGGAATACTAATTCGTAACCATCTACTATTATTGTATCACGAATTGACTTATATTTCAAGGTGTCTCCTACACGAAAGAAACCTTTTACTTCCACTACTGTCTTACTTGGTTCATGTACAAAGTCTGGCATATAGGTTCTGAACACTGTGTAGGGCATACCGTATGGTTCATAGTCAAAGCCTTTACGTTTAACCTCCTTTGAGAACTCCTTCTCTAACGCTGACCTAAACTTACCGCTAGTCTTCCGTGGTTTATATTTGCTCAAGGTTAATCTCCTGTACTCTAGGCTCGTTGACTACTTCGCTAAGGAACTTCGGACCATACGAATAGGCAAAGGCTCTCAGTTCTGGATAGCAATGCTTCTTGTACTGACAGTAGGAACACTTGATGCCTAGCTTCATGTTACCCGACTTACCATCTGGTACTGTCTTGGTACATAACTCAGTAGGCTCATCTCCCTTAACCATCTCCTTAACGTGCTTTATACGCTCTCTAATGTCTCCCTTGATGTGTTCGTGTATAGGGGCTTGGGTATCCTCTAGGTCGTACTTAAGTACCGCGAGATGACCATTGGCTTTGTCCATTGCTAACCAACCGAACTCAGTCTCACCACAGGCATGGGCGTATGCTTTAATCTGGTCAACGTAACCGAAGGCATCGTCCATAGCCAGTGTACCGTCCTTGAACTTCTTAAACCCGAAGGAACTGGCTGACTTAACGTCCACAACAAGCCCGTCAATCTTACAGTCCATGTGTCCCTTGATACCCTCTACTTCACATACACGTTGCTCATCTGATACTTCGTGTCCTGCCATGCGTGTCATAAACAACAGCATCTCTTCAATCAAGTGACCATACATAAACTTGATGTAGGTAGCAGGTTTAATCTCTTCCTTCTCAGTACCATTAACAACATTCCATAAGACCCTATCGTCACGACCAATGTTTGACAGGCGCAATGTTCTTCTATCCGTTGTACGCTTACGTCCAAACTCGGTACGCATTAGAGTCTTCATGTTCTCACCGAACAGTTCTATCTCAGCCTCTACGTCTACGGATTCCTCTGCCTCTTTTGTCTCCATCAATCGGTATATATCATTGACTAATGTATGTATTGTTTTACTCATCTTCTATATCCTTGAATGCCTTAATGACATCACTTGAGAATAACTTACGTAGGTTGACCAAGTGCATACGGCTTGCGTTATGGTCTCCCCCTGATACACTCCTGAACGTATCTAACTTATTAACAATCTTCTTTAGGACTGGAGTCTTGAACACTAAGGTACAGTACTCATCGTCACCTATGCAGAGGTTATGAAACCAGTAGTCCGACTCGGTAGCCTCAATGCCTGACGGCTTACCCCATGACTCATACTCAATGCAGATGTTACCTGTCTTCTGCCATAAGTCCTTCTCTGACTTAACCTCAATCTTCTTGTCCTGTAGCATCTCAGCTACCTTGTCCTCCCTGACTTCTCCGTACTGTAGGTCTAAGTCAAACTTCTTTCTATCTGCTTTACATGGCTTCATGCGTTTCTCCCTTTACGCTTCTTGAGGTTTCTCTGGGTATTGGCTGAGTTACACTTCTTACATATATAGTTCTTCTTAGCCACGGTACTCTTCGCCCAGTTATCTCCCTCTACTAACACTACGCCACAGTGATTACAATTCCTAGTGGGTTTCCGACCAGTTGTCTCCGACTTGGTACTCACCCGCGAGGGGACAATTAAGTTTATAATGAATGCCCGCGGCTTCAATACAAGACACTGCCAAGCGTCCGAAAACATCTGCTTCACTTTCTTTAACTTCTGTTTGAATTTCATCATGTATATTTCCTATAAATTTATAATCTAAGTTCCAAGCCTTAGCGTACTCGTCCAGTAAACATAGTGCCTTCTTCATAACGATTGCACCTGCTGACTGTAACAGCGTGTTTAATGCTGAGTGTTCTGAGCGTACTGCGACTCTGCGCCCGTCCAATCCGTGAACATAACCTCTTCCAGATGCCACGCTAACTCTTTCTCGTAGG